GCGATATTAAGATAATGTCTAATCTCGTAGCAGACGTTGTGCATCCAATGATGTGCGTCAACGGAGATCTAGTAGAATTGTTGGGTTCGAATCCATCAGGCCAAAATTTAACAGTTTATATTAATTCTATTGTCAATTCTCTTTACCAAAGGTGTGTATTTTATACAATCTATCCACCCGGTAGTTTGGAAACAACTAAGTTTCAAGATTATGTTGCTTTAATGACTTATGGAGATGACAATGAAATGTCTGTCTCTTGTAAAGCACCTTTATACAACCATACCTGTATGCAAGGAGTTTATGCAAAGCAAGGCATTGAATACACAATGGCTGATAAAGATGCCGAGTCTATACCATATATTACTTTGGATGAAGCAGATTTCTTAAAGCGTTCCACTGTATTCCGACCTGAATATACCGATCCTACTACAGGAGAGGAGGGTATGTTCCTTGCAAGGCTCAGTGAAGATTCTATTTTTAAGAGCTTACATTGTAACATGAGATCAAGTGTTGTATCTGAGGAAGAGATTGCACGTCAATGTTTAGAAGGAGCTATGCGGGAATTCTGGTTCTATGGCAAGGAACATTTTGAAATGCGCCATGAACAATTGAAAAATGTTGTTGCCCAACATGAATGGGAACATATTATCTCGCCTAATTTTTATAAAACATTTGACGAACGCGAGGAAGAATGGTTGGAGAAATATAATTTGATTCGTTCAGGTATTAAGTCTCAATCTGGCAATTTACCGTATAGATTTGAGACAAAAATTGAACCGTCTCCTCGGGAGGCTGCCTTGGTTTCTGCTTTTATGGAAAGAGCCGAAACATACGGCATTGTATTGCTCGCCCGCGAGTATACATTAAATGGTGGTGTTACGTATGGGGATATTCTAGCTCGTTATGGTGATAGATTGTTATGCATTGAATTTAAACAACAGCGTTTGGAAGAAACTTTTCAACAAGCGCAGCGCCAGGCTAGACAAGTGCGTATGTTGCATTGGCAA